ACATAATGCGCACTTAGATAGAAAAAGCGGCTTATTAGTGTGGCGGTGTTTTTTACCTTAAAAATCCAAGTATCTAACCGCGCCATTTTAATAAAGTGCAAACCAGAACCGTGTCGTGGGCTTGGTGCTGCGCTGCGTCACAGGTTCCTCGCTTATATGGCTTCGCCATTATCACTACTACCTAAAAAACTATTCGATACAACCTCTGACACTTTCTTGTCTTCTTTGATCTTCTCATCGGTGATTGGCGGACAAGTCAGGTACACAAATTGATTATCTTTCATAAGCTTCACCAAACACTCGTTGATAACTTGAATTTTTACCTGCATATCTGCCAGCGTTGAATCTGGTACATAATATCTATCTTTCTTATCAAAGACCTTAAACAACATATCAAACGTAGTCTTATCACCTTTACGTGTTACGTTCATAGCTGTTATATACGCCTTACTAACATCTGTTAGAAATGGAAAAAACGACAATAGCGATTGAGCTGGAATATCAACTTTCTCTTTTTTTACCTGCCTAACCTCAAGAACTGGCGCAGAACTAGGTTCGGATTTAACTTCTTTAACACCGAAAGGACTTCCATCTTTAAGTAAATTGAACAAACCAGCGACACTTAATATCACGCATATCACCAACATGATTACAAGCTTTGACTTCCAAAACGGCTTAACATCACTTGCTGTAGCCTCTTTCACTGCTGTATTTGATGCCGTATGACTTTGATAAAACTTAAAATAAGATTTGTTATATTTACGCTGCTCAGTATTAACAACATCACCACGTAAACCCATTAAAACTTTTTTTGTATATGTCTTATCACTACCCAGAGCCGTATTCTTTATACAACGGTAGACAATCTCGACCATATCACGAACATCACGATGTAACTTCCTATCACTTTGAGTCATTAAAAGAATATCAATACCCATATGACCATGCATTGAGTAAAACTCTAATAAGTCAGCCCTGGCATTTCTACCCAAGACCATATGAGCCTCATCCACAATATAAAGCGGAGCTTTGCCATCGCCATCCCTCCAAGGATCTTGGTAATCACTTGGAGATGAAAATGGACGCGAATTATCACCGTAAGCATGAAAATCTGATTTAACAATGCAAACTAAATCAGCAGCAGCCTCACCGAAAACAGAACGAATAGCATCAATATTAACAGGAAGATTTGTAATAACCTTTCGGCCTGATTGAATAGCAGGTATCAAATGATAAACAACAGATTCATAACTTTTACCACTTCTAGGACGACCAAGAATTAAATTAATCATGAACCTAACCTTACAAACGGAATTAATTGCAGCAAGAACCTAACTAGCAAAGCAGCAGCAATCATTGCCGTTGCCTCACCAAAGCCAACTATAGATAAAATATTGACGGCCTCAGATGGCAACATATTAATATATTGAGCCAAGCTAATATTATCGAAAACAGAAAACATCGGAGCCAACAAAAAAGAAACAATCTTAAAAATCGTATCTAACAAAAAGCAAAATATATCGTATACAAAATTTAAAAGAGAAAATATAAGCGACCCGATAATATTAAATAATGTAATAAGTATATCGTTAACCCATTTCATATTAGCCACCTAAAATAATTTTACGACAAAGCACCGCAGCACCGAACAATAAACATGCCTTTAAAAACTTCCAAATCATAGGATCAAGAGAAAGATCATGGACACCCCATCCCCATTGCGATAAATCTAATGACCAATTTGGATACTGACCACCTTGCTCTGTAAAAACAAATTGATTAACAAAATTATCTATACCCGACTTATGACGTAAATCTGCAAAACGCCCATCAATAAATATTTCTATTTCTGGATAGTGACTGTCATAACTAAATGGACATTTAATTGAGGCGTTACCTAAACACGATTGAGTATAAGCCGAAAAACCGTCCGAACCTTTATTCAAAGAATTATTTATATCTGTTAGTAGTGAATTTGTCTTAACTTGTTCAGCACCAAAACCTTTTAATGAGTCTGACATTGTACCCACGCCAGAACCTATATTATTCAATTCATCTAATGACTGTTTTTCATTATCTAAAGACTCTGATTGATTAGCTAATTGCTGGTCTAATTTATCGTTACGTTCCTTGTCTTGGTTATTTGATTGAGCAGATAAACTATTATTAGATTTTAATTCACCGACAACACTACCAAGATTCTTATTAACGTCAGCATTCATCTTATTAACCGAATCACCTACTTTATCAGTCTTAGATTCGATATTAGAAAGATTATCTTTAGATGCAATCAGTGTTTTATTCGCTTCATCAAACGATTTATTTACCGCTTCCAATAATGGATCATGTTGATTATTAGCTTTTACTATATCGCCCGCCCCTTGCGTTATTGCTGCAATAACAGATGTTAAATCAGTGGGCGGCTTCGTATCACCACCACCGCCAGTGTCACCACCGCCACCATCACCACCGCCACCGCCGCCAGTATCAGGACAAATACCCGTGTCAGGTTTTACGCTACCGTCAGGACAAAGATCAGGCTCAGGTTTTGGCCTATCGTTTATCTCACATTGCTTAACTAATACCTGATTCTCACGATCACATGAAGCAGTAAATTTTACATCTTGGTTCTCATTGGCCGAGGCCATACATGCATCTTCAGCAGCTTTATAATCAAGTTGATATTGAACGGAATCACAGTAGTTTTCTTGAGGCTTGACCTGACATTGACCATCAATCAACGTAGTACCAGCAGGACATCTTTCAGGATAAGCACCGCCATCATTCATGTAAAAATCGCCGCCACCCTCAACATAAGCTCTAAACTTATAAGCGCCAACCAAATATGCGACTGATTTTATAACAGGCCAGTTAGATAAAGGCTTCTCACCGACATAACAAGATTGAGCCTTAGCCAAAGTAACATAGGTATAACGGCCCTCTAAGCCGGGGCACTTTTTACTAGGCATATTAAACCAAACCTTGTAAATAGTTTCAGAGGCAAAAATATCTGAACTAAAAAGTAATGCAAAAATAAGTATAAAACGCATATTTCACCCATAAAAAAAGGCGACCGAAGCCGCCCTTTATTCTTATCGTGAGTGAAGTCCTAACACAGTAGCCAAACCAGTTAGACCACCCAACAACACCCACACGACCATCGTTATGTCATGCAGAATAAACAGCATGATTAAGCGCGGTTAACAGCAGACTTACCCTTGCTGTAAACTTTCATAGCGATAGCAATACCGATACCGATTGGAGCTACAGCCGCAATAATACCCGTTACACCACTAAGGCCAGAAAGCGCACCCGTAATAGCATCAACTACAGGATTAGCAGGATCAGCAGCAAACACAGGAGAACCTGCACCCAAAAGAGTTACAGCAATAAGTGATTTTTTAAAAGTAGATGTTTTGCTCATAATTAAAGACTCTTAATAAAATTAATAACAATCCCGACAGGTTGTGCTAATAAATAACCTGTTAGGACAAGACCAAAACCCAATAAAATTAATTGAGTTATATCACCACTAGATAATTCAACGACAGCCGACAAAAAATGATTATATTCATCTGATGAAACTAAAACATAATTTGTACAGCTATCTATTGAAGTATTCGACGCAACTAATAATCCGTTAGATGAATTAACATCAACGCAAATAGCCATAATTATTTCTTATTGTTTTCAGGGTTAGCATCCCAAATAGACCAACAAACTTTAAAGTCAGTCACTATATTTTCTTGAGGATTCTCAGGATTCAATTCTGTAATCAATTCACCGATAATTGGAAAAGCGGTATCTTCTAGCTTTTTAATTAAAGCCTCTGACGGATTAAATTGAATTTCAGTTGTTTGTTGACCGTAGCCGATACATTTACCGTTATCATTCTGCCATTCGCGAACCGAACGACCAACGAGCATCGTATTAATTTCGTAATCTTTACCAGTATTCTTTGCTTTACCTTTTGAAGATGATGCACCGAAAATAACAAAACGCATAACTTACCTCTTTAATATTTCATCTAAAATTAATTTATAAGAATCAGGAACGCTTACTTTGCCGAACGTATCACCATCATCTATTTTCTCTTTTGGCATTAACATGCCGAATGTTTTTTCTAAATCACCTTGAAAGTAAACAGCAATATCTACTAACGTCTTTCCAACTTGACGCCTAGCCCATTTAACTTTCGAGTGAATATCTAGTGATACTTTTTTTTTAACAGTATCAACCTTAAAAGATGCACTAGATATAATGCTTGCTGAATAAGCACATAAACCAGCAAAGTAACCAGTGATATTTTTTAAAACATCAACAGATACTTTTTTCAATTCAACTTCATTGCGGAACCAATCAATATCTAAACCTTGTTGAGCCGCTTTATTATAAATTCGCCAATAGACAGTTGATTGACGAGAACCTACCTCAAAAGATTCATTTACAACCTTTCCGCTAGGTTCAGTTATTAAACGCTCACCGCCATTTGGAGAACGCCCATACTCAGAGGTTCTAAACGCATCATCATTAAACGCCTTTTTTGCATACGCACGATTAAATAGAGAATGAAAGTCATCTACTGCTAAATCGATTCTAGATAATCGAGTCACGCAAATAATTTCAGTTAACCACCAATGCAAACGGAAAAAATCAGTGTGAGAGAAAAGATGCTTACAACCATTCCCCTCAATTTGGATATAACAAGTGCCATTGTTACCACCCAAAGCCACAAAGCCTAAATGCTCACTTGAACCTTTAACGTGTAAATGACATGAATTTTCATAACCGTTAAGACCCTTATCACGCCATGCAGACATATTGAAACCCAAAACATCTACACAAAACGCCTTTAAACGATCATGAAGTGCTTGAACTGTCATATCTTTAAAACGTTGCTCTAACTCAGCTTTACGAGTTGGATTTTTTTCTAATTTTTGTTGCAACTCTAAGCGGTAAGACGGCATAGGCGCATAAATCAAAGATGATAAATCAGCCTTGTGACAGTGACGAAGATCATTGAACTGAAATGTAAACGCAAGGTAATCAACAAACACAAACGGAGCACTATCCGTATCAATACCTATGTGATTGGTTGCATTAAATTGCTTTTTCATAATCAGCCTAAAATCATGTCAAGAGGAAATCTTTTGCATACAATAGGGAAAAGATTTTACCCTGTCAACACACTGTATAAAAAAACATTCCTTATAATGAGAAAATAATTAGCCCATAAGAGACTAAAAGCATGTTAAATACGAACTTGAAGCGACTACGAGAGGAAAAAGGCATTACTCAAAGTGATTTGGGGAACGCAGCAAAAACGACAGCCAAAACAGTGATGAACTGGGAATCAGGCAAAACCGAACCCAAAGCCTCAGAGCTAATAGCCCTGTCTAAAAAGCTGGGCGTATCTATAAATGAATTGTTAGGAAGAGAAGAAACCGAACAAAGCAAACTAATAGAGAAAATCTCTAATGCAATCGAAGGTTTAGACAAAGAAGAAATACAATCACTAATGATCATGGTCGAAGCATTGTATCTTAGAAATCAATCTCACAAAGCTAACGACATTTTTAGCAGAACTGACGCAAGCTAGCATCAGAGTTGGGAGTTTACCCCCGTAATACTGAACGGGGGTTTTATTCGTGGTGACCCCCTACACCCTAGGAGGGAACCCGTTTCCCCCACGAATAAAACAGCGTTTAGGAAAAAGGTTTCTATCAAAGTTCGCATTACACGCCATTATGTTACGTGTCATGACCTCGTAAATGATCTCATTCTTCACCACTTTTACTTCGGCCATGAGCAAAGCCAAGCACTCAACATAACGCCGAACCACATAATGCG